GGTCAGCATTTTTTCAAAGAAGGTGCAAAGGTAATACCAGGAAACACGGGATATAGTCAGTCATATTACTGTGTTCAGTTACAAAATACCTTCCAAGGGGTTCCTGTGTCTGCATATGCAGATCAACTCATTGGAACTAAAATTACTGGTCAATCATCAGGAGTCAGTGCATATGTTGATAGCATTCTCCTTCCAGAAAATTCTGACAATGGAAATCTGACACTTTATATCAACTATTTAAATTCAAGTACTGCAAATAATTCAACTCAACAGTTTACTGACGGTGAGTTATTATCATGCAATGAAATAATTACCTCTGGATTGTTAGGTAATTCAACAATTGTTGCAGGAACACCTTTTGCAAATGCACTTACAAACGGTGCTAATGCAGTTGGATCATCATTTCAGATTGAAGAAGGTGTTTATTTTGTTAGAGGAAATTTTGTAAATGTTGCTAGAGAAACACTAATTCTCGATCAATATTCTAACACTCCAAACTATAGAATTGGTCTCTTTATTAATGAAGAGATTATTACTTCTGATCTTGATGAAGCACTTAACGATAATTCTCAAGGATTTAACAATTACTCAGCACCTGGTGCAGACCGTTTAAAGATAACTTTAAGTCTTTTCAAAAAAAGTCTTGATAACTTCAATGATAATAATTTCATTGAACTCGGCACAGTTGTCAACGGTGTTTTAAGAACAAAGGCAAAGAAAGGTGTTTTTGGAACAGGTTCTTCAGGTAACAGTAATTTTGATGACGTATTAGCAAGAAGAACTTTTGATGAGTCTGGTAATTATTATGTAAAACCTTTTGATGTAACACCATTAAACTCACTTAATGATAACATTGGTAATGGTGGAATTTTTCAAGAGGGACAATTTACTCCAGGAGGAATCCCTGCATCTGATAGTTTAGCACTTTATAAGATTTCCCCAGGTAAAGCATATGTTAAGGGTTATGAAATTGAAACTCTTAATGCTGTTTACATTGATGTACAAAAACCAAGAACAACAAGAACTTTAGAAAATCAAAATATAATTTACAACACAGGTCCAACTCTCAACGTAAATAGAGTTTTTAGATCTCCAACTGTTGGATTTGGAACTTATTTTGTAAGTCTAAGAGATCAGAGAGTTGGATCTAGTCAAGAATCTGCTCCTGGTAAAGAAATTGGATTAGCTAGAGTATATGATTTTAAATTAGAATCTGGTTCATATGATGCAACTAACTCGGATCTTAATGAATGGAATTTATCACTCTATGATATTCAAACAACTGTTGATTTATCACTAAACAGAGCAGAAACACTAAGTATTCCAACTTTTGTGAAAGGTGCAAATAGTGGTGCTACAGGTTTCTTAAGATATGCAGTTTCTGCTGGAACGGCTGTCACAGTTTATGAAACCGAAGGAAGTTTCATACCAAACGAATCTTTAATTTTTAATGGTATTCAAAATGGTAGAACAGCAATTGCTGTTACTGAGCACGGTATTTCTGATGTTAAATCTATTTACAGCACTAACAATGGTGTAATTGGAATTAACACATTTAGTGCTGATGTTGTTCAAGAAACAAGATTTAGTGTAGGTATTGCAACTGTAAGTCCTTTATCTGGTGGTATTAGCACTGTCAAGGCAAGAAATCCACTTTTCCCAGGAACTTTAATTAAAGAAAATGATATTGTAGAGTACACTGATACAACTGCGGGTAGAAATAATGATCCTATTTTTGCAAGAGTTGTCAGTGTTGGTACATCAGATTTCACAGTTGCCACAACAACTGCTGTAGCAGGAATCTCAAGTGGATTCCTTCCATCATCTACTTTAGATGTGACAGATTTAAAGGTACTCACTACAAAATTATCATCGGTTTCTGATAACACCTTATATACACCACTTGCTAAAGCTAACATTTCAAATGTTGATTTAACAGATGCCTCATTAACAATTAGAAAGACATTTACTGTAAATATTACTAGTAATCAACTTTCTACACAAATTGTAGCAGATACTAATGAAACATTTCTTCCCTTTGATGAGGAAAGATATTTGCTTACAAGATCTGATGGTGCAACAGAAACTCTCACCTCAGATAAATTTGATATCGGTGCTAATGGAACTACCCTTCAAATTAGAAATTTAGGTACTAATGATACCGGAGCAACTCTTGTTGCTACTTTAAGAAAGTTAAAACCTAAGGCAAAAGTTAAAATTAAAAATAGAGTCAATTCTGTTATTATTGACAAATCAAAACTTCAAGGTTCTGGAATTGGAGCCACTACCCTTAATAATGGACTGACATATGGAAGTTATCCATTTGGAACAAGAGTTGAAGATGAAGTCATTTCACTAAATGTTCCTGATGTTCTTGAAATTCATGGAATTTATGAATCGGCAGGAACTGGAGCACCTTCTGCTCCTTTGATGACCCTCAATACAATTAATAGTGCATCAACAACTGTAGAAGAATTATTAATTGGTGAGCAGATAATCGGTCAGACTAGTGGTGCAGTTGCAATTGTTGCAACTAAAACAAATAATACGACAATTGAGTACATTTCAAAAAATGAATTTGTATTCATAGAAGGTGAAACGATTGAGTCTCAAGAATCCTCTATTAGAGGAATAGTTTCTAATCTTTCGACTCCAAGTTTCAATATTTCCTCAAATTATAAGTTTAGATCAGGTCAAGAAGGAACTTTCTATGATGTTGGTTCTATCAAGAGAAATGTAGATTCTGTTTCACCATCTAAACAACTAAAAGTATACTTTAAGAGTGCATTTTTTGATAGCACTGATGATGGTGATATTACTACAGTTAATTCCTATAATCAATTTGACTATTCCACTAGAGAAATTAAACTCGTCGATGATAGAAGAGTAACTGATATTATTGATATAAGACCAAGGGTGTCAAATTACACAGTCTCTGAATCTGTTAGATCTCCACTAGAATTTTTAGGAAGATCATTTGATAATTCGGGACAGACTGCAACAAATCCATTAGCTTCAGATGAGGCAATTCTTGCAGATGTTTCATATTATCAAGGAAGAATTGATAGGGTGTTCTTATCAAAAGATGGTAGATTCCAAGTAGTATATGGAACACCATCAGACGATCCGCAAACACCAGAGGCAGTTGATGATGCAATTGAAATTTGTACTGTAGAACTTCCAGCGTATCTCTATACTCCAGGAAATGCAAGATTGTCTTTCTTAGAGCACAAAAGATATCGTATGCAGGATATCAAAAAACTTGAAAATAGAATCAGAGGTCT